ACTATCGTTGGGTTAGACATGAATTGTTTAACAACTCTGATGATGCAAATGTAAATGGTAGAGTTCGACAAGGCTATGAACCTGTAACACCAGATGAATTAGGCGAAAATGCCTATCCAGATGTTCTAGATACAGGTAAACACGCAGGCACAGTTCGATCAGGAGATTTAATTCTCATGAAAGTTCCGCAAGAAATTGCAGATCAAAGAACTGAACATTATAATACTCAAGCTGAGTTAATGGGAAAAGCCTATGCACAAGATCTAAAGAATGCAGGTCAAGGTGATATGCGTGGCATGGACGAATCGAAGACTACAGTTACAGGTGGAAGTCCAAAAGAAACAAAGTTCGAAGACTAAATAATTAGACATATCTAGTTATCTAGTTTTCTTTTAATAATAACAATTAATTTTCTAAAGGAGGAAATTATATGGCTGGATACGGTCTATCACCAATAAGACATGCAGCTGGAGGTACAGTACGTTTAAATAACTATACAGATATGAATGGTTATAGAATTGCTGCTACTGCACCATCTGCGTACTTCGAAGGCGACCTTGTTACTTATAGCTCAGGCTTACTAGTAACTGATGTCGGCGCAGCATCTCCGGGTTCTGTTGTCGGTGTTTTCTGGGGAGCAGAATACGAAGATAATTCTACAGGCGATGTAAAATTCGTACGTTCAATTGCGAACGGAACTGTAGCGAAAGCACAATATAAAGCATATGTTTACGACGATCCGTTTACAATCTTTAAGATTCAATCAGATCAAGCAGGCACAGGCTTAACTGCAGCGAACTCAACTGGAAAGCTAGTACAAATTGTAGCTTCACCAACAGGTTCGGCAATTACGCATAAATCAGGAATGGTAGCTGATGCTTCTACAGTAGCAACTACTAACACTTTCCCACTATCAGTTTATGGTAGTGCAGAAGCTGACGGAACGTACACTGCAACTGGTACTACTATGGATATAGTAGTGAAAATTAACTCACACCAACACCTAAATGGCGCTACTGGCGTTACAGGTATATAATATCTAGGAGGATATAGAATATGGCAATTACTAGAGGTCAAATACTCAAAGAATTAGTACCTGGTTTGAACGCAATTTTCGGAACAGAATATTCACGTTACGAAAATGAGCACGCAGTACTGTTCGATGAGGAATCATCAAATAGAGCTTTCGAAGAGGAAGTATTATTCCCAGGTTTTGAGGCAGCTCAAACTAAATTCGAAGGTCAAGCTGTTGCATATGGCAACACTGGTGAGGGGTATGTTTCTCGTTATACTAACGAAACTGTCGCTATGGCATTCTCAATTACTGAGGAAGCTATGGAAGACAATTTGTATGACAAGTTATCTACTCGATTAACAAAAGCATTAGCACGTTCAATGGCTTCTGCTAAACAAACTAAAGCGGCAAACGTCTACAACAGAGCTTTCAATAGTTCTTTCAAAGGCGGCGATGGACAAGAGTTAGTATCTAACTCTCACCCATTAGCTTCAGGATCAACAGGTTCTAACAGACCTACAACTTATGCTGACCTTTCAGAGGCTTCTCTTGAAACAGCATTAATTGATATCGCAGGATTTACTGACGATAAAGACATCCCGATTGCAGCTCAAGGTCGTACACTACACATACCAAGACAATTGGTATTCGTAGCGGAAAGACTGCTGGCATCTCCGTACAAACCAGGATCATCAGACAATGATGTGAATGCGATTAAGTCTACAGGAATGCTACCAGGTGGCTATCATGTGAATCACAGATTTAGTGATCCAGATGCTTTCTTTATTAGAACTGATGTTCCTAACGGAATGAAAATGTTCAATAGAGCACCTATCGCAACTTCTATGGAAGGCGACTTTGAAACTGGAAACGTAAGATACAAATCTAGAGAAAGATATAGCTTTGGCTTTTCTGACTGGAGAGGCGTATACGGAAACGAAGGCGTATAACACACTTTGTAGAGGGGGCAGAAATGTCCCCTTTACTACTTGGATTTAACAAATCTTACTTGACTGGCCAAGCAGACGTTATAGAGACAGTAAGAAAATAACTTGGGACTATACTCCCAGAAGGATTAAAGAATGGCAAATTCAACTTTTAGCGGTCCTATTAGATCAGAAGGTGGTTTTGAACAAATCACTAAATCTACAGTAGGTACCGTAACAACTAACTTTGATATCGATTCAAGCGGTAATGTATCAGGTTCTGGTACTATGAAAATGACAGGAGCGACAAATATTGTTGCACCTTATGAGTCTTTAACTGCAGCAACTAAAGCAGTAACATCAGCAGAAAGTGGAACTACTTTCGTATTTAATAGAGCAGCAGGCGTTGCGGTAACTTTACCAGTAGCAGCAGCAGGCTTAGTTTATAAATTCATCGTAGGAACTACTGTTACTTCAAATGCATTAAGCATTCAAGGAGCTACAGCTGTTGATATTTTTTCAGCTTACTCAATGATTACATTGTTTGATAAAGATAACGACGTAGCACAAGCAAAAATATTCTATGCAGACGGATCAGATGATGATGTGTTCTCTATGAATGGTGGTACAACTGGTGGATTCTTAGGTAGTGTTATTACATGCACAGGAATCGCAACAGGTGGACAAGGAAGTGCAACAGCAGTATGGCATCTGAATTCAGATAAGCTTGTTGGTGATGGTACTTTAGCAACACCGTTTGCATAATACTAATAATAACTAATGGGGGCCTTCGGGCCCTCATATTCTTGATTAAGAAGGGAAGAACAATATGGCAGACACAGTAACAGGTCCAACTATATTACAACAAAATGAGAAAAGAGTTACTATTAAAATAGTAATTCAATCAGATGGTACAGGCGGTACTACAGTATTCGGAGATGTATCAGCAATGGATGCACTTCCAAATGGAACAACTTGCAAAACTTTAAGCGTACAAAGATTATGGTTTGCTTGTGATACAGGTGATGGAGGAGATTCATACGCTCGTTTAGATTATGAAGATGATGATGGAGATATTCCTATTGTTGGATTAACTGGAACAGGTTATTGGGACTTCAGAGAATTCGGTGGAATTCCTGCAAACCAATCCGCAAACACAAACCAAGACGATATTAATATAGTTATACCCGGTACAGCAGATGCAGGTAATATGTATACTGTTGTTATGGAATGTACTAAGACATACGTGGAGTAATAAATGAGCGAGCAAACTAACAAAGAAGCAATTATAGAAATTAAAGGCGACCTCAAATTACTTAACCAAAAAATAGATTTAATAAAGGACAATCATTTGGCCCACATGGCTCAAGATATTGATAAACTTTCTAAATTTATCTGGGTAATTGGCGGGACTGTATTTGCACAAATGTGTTATTTGATTGTTCGTACCTTAATATAGGAAGGACAAAATATGGCCACATCAGGCACACAAACATTCAATCTTTCGATTGATGATGTAATACAAGAAGCTTATGAAAGAATTGGCGTAAGTTCTAAGGGCGGCTATGATTTAATTACAGCTAGGCGTTCTCTTAACTTATTGATGTTGGAATGGGTTAATGATGGTGTAAATTTATTTACTCTTGATTTAATAGAACACACCATGACCAAAGATCAAGGATACATTACATTTAGTTCTAACACATACTCAGATGTATTAGATGCAGTTATAACAGATACTAATGCTGATCCAGATTCTGATCAAGAAATAGAACGTATTAGTCTTACTGATTACTTACAACTTCCAACTAAAACAACTTCAGGCAAGCCATCACAATATGCTGTTGAGCGTAATGCTCAATATGATAGCAGTGGTGTAGCTACACACAAAGTTTATTTGTGGCCTGTACCTGATCAAACTTACTACAAATTAAAAGCATGGATGATTAAATATCCAGATGATGTTGCATGGACTAGCACAGCTGGTGGACAAGTAACAGTTCCGTATATTGATTACAGACAAAACGTTCAAATACCAAAACGTATGCTACCTCCTATGATTAGTGGATTAACTGTTAAGTTAGCACATAAACATCCTGGAACTGTAGATGTAAATAGAAGAGCAGAACTTACTGCAATTTATAAAGACGAATGGGAAAAGGCTAGAGAAGAAGACAGAGAACGTGTAAGTTTCTACGTACAACCGGCGGTATATTACTAATGTTTAATTTTGCATCTGGCATTGATTTAGGTCCTGATTTTATAAAAAACATGCAAGCTTTTGAAGCTATGAAAGAAAATATTCCAGTCACAGGAAACCCTGGAATTCTAGAAAATCCAGAAATGTTGAGTGGATCTTCTGGAATTAGTGGAACATCAGGAGGTTTATTTGATCCAAAAGACTCAAGTGCCATACCTACGTTAGATGAATATTATAGCAAAAATAAATATGGTTCGCTTCTAGATGATTATTATAAATCAGATATGTTTGACAGTGATGCATATTATAATGTATCTCCAATTCAACCGACAGTTCAATTGTTTCACAAGCTGTTTGGAGGAAGAGGACCAGGTCAAATGCAACAGTTGGGAAACTTTGATGATTACTTAAAACAACAGTACCAAATGGTACAAAGCACAGAGCCACAACGTATTAAAAGAACTCCAGAAGATATAGCAAAACGTAATTTAATAAGAGAAGCATACGGCACAATGGGTTTTGACGGTGGGCCAATAGAAGGAGCTCGACCAGGAATAACTGAATTGCCAGGACCTGGAGAACCGCCAATGCCAATGTTACCAGGAATAGGAAGACCACCATTTCTTCCACCACCTGCGTATGGAGAAATATCTGAACCTGGAAGTGGACAACCCGGAGGTGGATCAGGAATAGAAACACTGATGCCTGAAGAAGAAGGGTACAAAAAATATATTGCATCAGATACTAATCCATTTGAATCTATGGGAGTATCTTCTTTAGGACAAGATGCTTTAAGACAAATGATATTTGAAAAAAACAACCCACAAGTTAATCAAGAACGTAATTACAAAAGTTATATTGGGTAGACATGGCAAGATACACTAAAGGAAAACATGCAGTAGCAATTGATGACCGTTCTGGTTTTAAGGTAAAACATAAAGACCTTAGAAGAGAATGGACTGGTATGATGGTTCACAAAAGTGATTGGGAATCTAAACAAGCACAACTTGATCCTTCTAAGTATTTTAAAAATACTGGAAGTAACGTAATAGAAAACCCAAGACCAGACAATTCAAATGATTCAGTTGTTGTAAGACTTGGACCTTTAAATCAATCATACTCTGGAACAATGCAAGCCTATCATGGTACACTTCATACAGGTGGTCTTGATCTTGTTGAAGTTCCACCAGGACAAGAAGCAGGAACAGCTCAAGGTTCTCCTACATTAAACTTCATTGAATTCCCTACTGGAATAGCAGCTGGTACTGGTTTAGGTACATTGATACAAAATCTTGCAGATCAACCATCTGGTATAGCTGCAGGAACAGCTCAAGGTGGCTCTGGATTATTCTTTGGATCAACAGAAATACCACCAGGCATTGCGGCAGGTACAGCTCTTGGAACAGTTATTGTTAATGCAAATGCATTACCTACTGGAATAGCAGCTGGTTCAGCTATAGGTTCAGTAACTCCAGTAGTTAGTGGATGGTCTCAAGGTACTTATGGACAAGGCGCTTGGGGATACGGACAACAGGGAGGAGCATTATAATGTTTACGTATACGACTTTAAAACAAGCCATTCAAGATTGGATGGAAAACGACGCGGCAGAATTTACTGCAGCAACAGGATCTGGTGTAGCGCCAATAGATTTATGCATACAGTTGGCAGAACAACGTATGTACAAAGACATTGATTTTACATCTGGTCAAAAAACAACTAGTGCAACTTTATCAGCTAATACTAATATCGTAGCTGTACCTCAAGATTTGGTGGCAATGAGATGGGTTAGAGTAGCTAATGGTGATTGGATCTATCAAAAGGACGAATCATTTATCCGCGAATATTGGAGAGCTGGCACTAACGCAACACAAACAGATCAACCATACTACTGGGCATTTACAAATGATGGAGCGGCTTATACATCATCAGATAGACAAACAAATATCATATTTGCCCCCACTTCATCGGTTGACAAAACCTTAGAGATCAGTTATAATATAAGACCAACAGGGTTGTCTTCATCTCAAGCGAATACGTATTTGAGTGATTATTGTGGAGATGCTTTGTTATATGCTTGTTTAATAGAGGCTGCTACTTTTATGAAAGCAGACCAGGAATTAGCCAAGTATCAACAATTATATCAGAGAGCGGCACAAGTGCTAGCTGCTGAAGAACAATTAAGAATGAGGAATTCTACACTGGTACAAGGTGAACTTAACGAAATATCAAGAATAAGGGAAAATAGATAATGGCAATTACATCAGCAATATGCTCAACATTTAAAAAAGAGCTAATGACTGCTACGCACAATTTCACTACTACTAGTGGAAACACTATGAAAGTGGCTTTGATTAAAGCAAATGCTTCACAAACGGGCACTTATAATGCGGGCACGACTTCATATACAACAATCACAGGTAACTCAGACGAGTTAGCAAATGGTAATGGTTATACTACAGGAGGTAATACATTAACAAATGTAACACCTACAAATGGTACAAGTACTACTACAACTGCTTTGACAGATTTTGCAGACACGTCTTGGACTTCTGCTACATTTACTACAAGAGGTTGCGTTATTTATAATGATTCAGCATCTGGAGATCCAGCAGTAATGGTGATTGATTTTGGTGCAGATTATTCTGTAGCAGGAGGAACATTTACTATTCAGTTCCCAACTGCAGATGAGTCAAACGCAATTTTAAGAATAACATAATAAATATTTAAAGGAAACATAATATGGCATCAACATGGTCCAGTCTTGGAATAAGACTAATGACAACAGGCGAGAACGCAAACGCTTGGGGTGATCAAACTAATCAGAACTGGGAAAGACTAGAAGATGCAGCTGACGGTTTAGCAACTGTTGCTGTCACTGGTGCAACCTCTTTAACTTTTACAGCACAACCAACTTCTTATGCTGATGAGAATGGTCGTAACAAAGTTTTAGTATTCACTGGTACAGCTGGGGGCACACAAGCTATTACGTTTCCAAACATTGAAAAAACATATC